ACGACATGCATGTTGGTGTGAACGCGCTCAAGTACGAGCATTCGTTCTACAACCGCGTCTTTGGGGACGGGTTCTTGGAGAAGTTGCTGGAGATGCAGCTTTACAATAAGGGTGTTGCAAGATGCCCGGACGGTGAGGTTTCGTTTTCGGTGGAGGGCACTAGGTGTTCAGGTGACCTCAACACATCTCTAGGCAACTGCCTTCTCATGTGTGCGTTGATTTATGCTATGTGTGACGAATTGGGCGTCACGGCTGAGTTGGCGAATAACGGAGATGATTGCGTACTTATGTTTGAGGAGTGTGACCTCGAGTTGGTGTTGGAGGCTGTGCCGGAGTTCTTCTCCCGGTACGGGTTTCGTATGCAGGTGGAGGATCCTGTGTACGAGTTTGAACAGGTAGAGTTCTGTCAGTCCAGGCCGGTGAGGCTGGTTGACGGGTGGACTATGGTGCGCAACGTGCGTACCTGTCTGCAGAAGGACCCCATTTGTTTAATCCCTATCCAGAATGAGCGTGTGTGGAAGAAGTGGTTGGGAGCGGTGGGCGAGTGCGGGCTGGCTACGGTGCCGGGCTGCCCCGTGCTGCAGAGCTTCTATGGTGCCTTTGTGCGGAATGGTGTTAAAGCGCGTGCCAAGTTTGTTGAGCACGTGCACCGGAACACCAGCGCAATAGAGCGCCGAGAGGGTTTGCACGTCCAGCCGTCTGTTGTCACTGATGAAGCACGTGTCTCTTTCTACCGCGCGTTTGGTATCATGCCGGACATGCAGGTGGAACTGGAGAAGTACTACGATAGCATCGACTTTCTGAGTGTTGCGGACTGCGAGCGGCAGAGGGGTGAGGTTGAGTTGAAACTCATTCCCATGTTGCGGCACCTGTAGTTCAATTAGATAGTAGATATAAAGAAATTGGAATGCCAAGATTGACGAAAAAGAAAAACAAGCGATCCCGCAGCACTGTCGCTGCGAAGACGAAAAGAGAAGTTACCCTGTTAGGTCAAGCGTTGCGTACGCTGGGCGGACTGGGGGGTGGAGCTATTGGCAGCATGTTGGGGCAGGGGGCTACGGGAGCCTCTGTTGGCACCAGCTTAGGTGCGGCCATTAGCAAGTGGTTGGGGTCAGGGGACTACACAGTGAAGCAGAACAGCATTGTTTCTGCGTCGCTTAAGGGTTCCAACTCGATCCCAATGATGCACAATCAGGGACAGTCGGTCATTATTCGCCACAAGGAATTCTTGTGTGTGGTCAGGGGCTCGAAGTCGTTCAAGTTGCAGCGGTTCTTTCCATTGCAGCCCGGCGACTCGAATACATTCCCATGGCTGCATGGCGTTGCAGACCGCTTCCAGCAGTACCGTATACGTGGAATGGTTTTCCACTACGTGCCCACATCTGGGTACGCAGTGTCAGGCCTAGATCCAGCGTTGGGTGCTGTAATGATCCAGACCTCCTACCGGGCAAATGATTCGGACCCCACCAGCAAGGTGGAAATGTTGAACGAGTATTGGGCGAGTGAGAACGTGCCGTCGGATGCATTTTGCCATCCGATTGAGTGCGCTCCCTCGGAGAACCCCTTTCAGGTCCATTATGTTCGAACTGTGCCAGTTCCTAGTGGCGACTCACCAATGCTATACGACCTCGGAAAGACCTTCATTGCCACACAAGGCATGCCGGC